ACCGCGAGAACGCGGAGGCTGACCCCGCAGCCGACAGACGGGACGTAGTACGGGAACAGCTCGTAGCCCACCTTGATCGTGGAGCCTGAGCCGATCTTCACATCAGCCGGAAGCGGCTTGCCCTTCGCGTCGAACAGGCGGGGCTTCTGAGCCCATTGCTTGTCCTTCGATCCGGCCATCGCCTTCAGCTTGAACTTGAACTCGACCTCGCCCGTCTCGTTGCCGTCCTCGTCAAGGACGGGCTTGTACGGCATGTCGGCCTCCTTGACCTTCGGCGGCTTGCCCTTGCCCTTGAGCTCCTTGATGACTTCAGCGACCTGACCCTTGTGGGCGTTGTCGATCTGAGCCATGAACGCCGCCGCATCATTCGCGGACAGCCGGAGGTTCACGCTGTACATGCCGCTCGGATCAAACTTGCAGTCAGGCTCCGTCAGCCGCGGCCAAGCCGCAGTCCCCTTCGGGGACGTACCACGAACGTACTTCTTCTTGTCAGCCATCGGTTTCTCCTAAGTGTCTTGCGAATGACTGTGGGTAGTACACACTACACTTCACTAATCATTCTAAGTTGCCTAAGGGTTTACATCAGTAAACTAGACTTTCTTAAGAGAAGTAGTAGTCACTCTTAAGTACGTCTTGGATATCCAATGTTCCCTTAGGTGGAACAGGGGGGCATTCTACAGACTTCGGGAGCAGCGCGTTGATCTGGGAGGAAAAATCTTCCAGAATTTCTTCACTAAATAACTTCACCGTCGCTTCCCTCACACAGGAAGACATGATTCCTGCATCTGCGGCCAAGACTGCAATTTCATCGTGAGTAGGACGGATGCTGTTCACGTTGTTTGCAACAGCCATGTTTACAGTCATGCCAAGCAGCCCACCCAATCCGTCTAGTCCGTGGACGAAGTTAGGAGCGATTGCGTTCTTCGTCTTGCGTGAGTCGAGCTTGCCATTAGCGACCCGAAGCTGATGCTGCCGGATCTTTCGACCGATCGCCGTCTTCACGTTGACTGCGTCGGTCTGCTCGTACCGCATGTCGATAAGAAATCCATTAGGAGTCCACCATGTCGGTGAAACTTTGTGTTCCATGCACAGTTGTGCAATTTCCTGTAGCCATGCCATGCAAAGGCGAGAAGACTGCACAACCTCTCCGATCGACTCCCAGATAATCGAAGCCAAGAAAGCGCACGGCTTGTAAGTCTCTTCGTTGAACGGATTCATCTTGCCGTTCTTCTTGATCTGCTCGTAGAACCACTCCGTCGTGTAACTTCGGCAGCTGAAGAACGTGCTTCCGTAGGGCAGAGTCATTGTCTGCCGCTTCGTCGTCTTGCGGTCGATGCCGAAGGCCAACCACTTCGCTGCATACGGGTCTGATGACGCAGCAAGCTTCGCCTTCACGACATCCGCGACCTGACCATAGATGTCGTTTGGTGCTTCCCTAGGCAAGCAGTTCGTCGCCATGCCGCCGACAGGATCACGAAGCAGGAGGCTGTAGATCTGCAAGCCCTGCGTCGTAGCGTCCATAGACACCGGGAGGCGGCTCTCGTAGCCGAATCCTGCACGGCGGAACTGACCCCACTCCATGCAAGCGGCAAGGAACTGAAGCGGCTTGTCAGCCGACGCCCAATCCGTGATGTCCTTCGGGTACTGACCAATGCTGCGGATCCATTCGTCGTTGTCCTTGACCCACTTGATCCGGTCAGCAAACGGCAGCTTGTCATTTCCATAGGTGTTCGCGACATGGATCGCAAGCCACGCCGCGTCGCTGTCATCACGGATCGGCTTGCTCTGATCAAACAGCAGCAAGCTCTTCGAGATGTCTGGCCCCTGCGGCTGCAAGTAGTACGGGATCGGGTATTCGCGGCCCCGGAAGTCGAGCTGACGGGGATACCAGATTCGCTGCCCCTTGAACCTGTCTGCGAGGTACAGGATCTTCGCGATCTGAAGCCGCTTTGACTGATGCCGCTCGTTCTCGAAATGCGCCCGTGCCGCATCCTTCCGCCATTGGCGGCGAGACTCCTGATTCGTGTCGATGTCCTTCGGCTTCGTCGGCAGGAGCAGTTCGCCGTTGCTCGGGATCCCTTCGATGTTGAGCCCGTTGTCCCAGCAATGCTGCACGACATCAAGGATCGGCTCGTGGATTCGGTACGCCGTGCGCTGAAGCGCGTTGATCGCTGAGTAGACGTTGGGCATTCCAACACTCTCAAGCGTCTTCATGTAGTTCTTCGTCCGGTGCTTGATCAGCGGTCGATTTCGGTGGAAGATCATCCCATAGCCGCCGTTCGCGGGCTTCTTCCAATCAAGCGGAGTCTCGACCATCGGCAGATAAACCGGACGCAGGATCTCCCCTGACTTGTGGGCGTTCTTGAGCCACGCCATCAAGTCATCGGTTGGCCTGACAAGAGTGACGGACTTGCCCATGATGTTCGTCCGGGTGACGATGTCGATGATCCCGGTCGATTCACGCATTAGCTCAATGCATACGAGCCCAACCTGAACCATGTCCTTCTTGTCCCACGACGGAGGCACAATGCCAACAGATCGTGCGGAGTTCTTCAGGAACTTCGCCTTCCTGCTGTAACTCGCGCCGCTGTTCAAAACGCGGTGGGCCGCTTGCCAAAGAGGATGATGTTCTTCCTTGAGGAATCGAAACTGAACCTCGTCCTGCAACAGTCGAGCGACTTGGGTGGCTGTGCTGACGATCTTTCGGTTCTGGCTGATGCAGTCCAGTACAGCCTGAGCCGTAATCGCCGCTGTCATCGCGGTCGGAAGCTGCGTGAGATATTCATAAGCCCGGTGACGACGACCGGGCTTCTTCTCTGCATTGCTGATCCACTTCTTGATCGAATTGTCCAAGCGACCAACGCACTCGCTCAGCAGCCTCTGCCCTACGTCCGTCGTGCTTTCGAGCCCAAGCTCCTTAGCCTTGTTGACGCGGTTCCAATAACGACTCTTTCCAAGAGTCTCCATCTCTTGATTGACTTTGCGTTGATCCATAGATCCTCCGTTTCGGCATTATACGGTTTACATCTGTAAACCATAGCAAAAAGAAAGCTCCCGCCACGCCGAAGCATGACGGGAGCCGATCACAGGAGGAAACCGGGTTCAGTATAACACGAACCCGAGTCCTTGAAATCACAGGACGGCTGCGAGTTCCTCCGGAGTCTCGTTCTCAAGAGCAAACTCCTTCTTGAACAGACTGTGCAGACGACCGTAACGGTCAGCGGACGCGAACAAGGAGCGACCGCGGTTGTACGAGGTGAATGCGTTGTACAACGACCACAGGTTGCGCTCCTTGAACTCGTTGTGCTCGGGGGTCTTCCAATGCTTGTAGACCTCCAAGATGCCCGAGCCGGGGATGACTTCCTGCCGCGCAGCCTCCACGAGAACGTGGTCGATGACGCGGTCGTCCGACATCGTGACCTCACGGGTCGCGTACTCCTCGAACATGTCCCGAATCGCCCAAGCGCGGCGGCTCGTCGTCAGGACGGAGTGCGTGACGAACTCGTCCAGACGGTCGAACACGTTCAGCGTGTGCCGGGTCTTGAGCTTGACCTCCGCGCTGAACATCCCGTTCGTGCAGATCCGCACCTCCGTACCGACGCCCGTGCTGACGGCGCGGGACTTGTTGTACGAATTGAGGATGCCCGCCGTGTAGCCGAACTCGGCGTTGACGCCGTTGATCTTGAGATCGTCGCGGGTGATGCCGACGACACTCACGAACTGAGCACCGTTCGTCCAATGCACGGCGTCCGACAGGTTGAACCCGGCTTGCTGCATCGCATCAGCCCACATCATGTACAGCGTGTCCTGCGGGACGGGGACGTAGCTTTCGGTGCGCTCGGGCAGGGGGATCTTGCGGATCTCATCCAACGTGCCGTAGGCGGTTCCCCACTTGCGGTTGGTGTAGGTTGCGGGGCGGGTCGGACGGGTCAGGCTGTTAGCGTTAACGGAAACAATCATTGTGACTCCTTGTAAAAGAGGTTTCGATCCTGCGCGTGATGTGTATGCGCGCCCCACAGGTAGGACTGTTTACAGATGTAAACTCAACGGCTAGCGACGGAGGTCGCCTCGACATACGCCTTGCAGAAGGCGTGGACGAAGTGAGACATGCCGTCCGGGTTGGTGGACAACCACTTGACGAACGCGCGGGCAACGGCTTCGTCGTCCACCTCAACGTGTGCGGCGATCTCCTCGGCGTCGAGCTCCGCAGCGATCTCGCTGACGCTCAGGCAATCCGCGACACGCTGCGCGTCGAGCTCGGCGGCAACGTCAGATACGCAGATCTCACGGGCAATGTCGCGGTCAGAGAAGCACTCCGCGATTGAGCTAACGTCGAACCTGTCGGAGATCTTGTCGGCAATGTCGTCAACGTCGATCTCGCGGGCAACCTCGCCCGCAATCTCGCCCGTG